CAGACCCTACACCTGTTCAGTTAGACATAGCTGAATATCTACAATATGGTGCTAGACGTAAAATCATACAAGGATTTAGAGGTGTAGGTAAGAGTTGGATTACATCTACCTATGTAGTGTGGAGACTTCGTATGAATCCACAGTTAAAGTTCTTGGTTGTATCTGCCAGTAAAGATAGAGCCGATAACTTTACGACTTTTACCATGCGTCTTATCAATGAGATGCCAATACTTGTTGATTTGATCCCCAGAGATGACCAGAGAAACAGTAAGGTAAGTTTTGATGTAAAACCTGCACAGGCCGATCATGCTCCCTCATGCTCTTCTAGGGGTGTCTTAGGGCAGATGTCAGGAGCTAGGGCAGATGAAGTAATCGCTGATGACGTAGAAGTTCCTAATAACTCCTATACACAGCCCATGAGAGACAAACTTAGTGAAGCTGTAAAAGAATTTGAAGCGATATTAAAACCAAATGGAAAGATTACCTTTCTTGGTACACCACAGGTAGAAAACTCTGTGTATCTAACACTGGAAGAAAGAGGATATGAAACAAGAATATGGACAGCACGTTACCCAGAACTAAAAAACAACTATGGAGATAGACTTGCTCCTAAAATACAGAAAGAACTTCTAGAAGGGCTTGTAAAGCCTAATGATCCTGTAGACCCTATAAGGTTCTCTGCACAGGATTTGATGGAACGTGAAGCTTCCTATGGTCGTTCTGGCTTTAATCTACAGTTTCAGCTAGATACAACCCTCTCAGATCAAGATAGATACCCATTAAAAATAAACGACCTAGTAATTGCTTCTGTAAATAAAGAATTTGCACCAGAAAAAATTATTTGGTCTAATAATCCCGAATATGTTATCACCGATCTCCAATGTGTAGGGTTCAATGGCGATAGATTCTACCGACCTGCTCAAGAATTTGGTGACTTCATAGAATATACAGGGTCAGTTATGTTCGTTGACCCCTCTGGTAAAGGTAAAGATCAGACCGCTATAAGCTGCGTTAAGATGCTTAATGGTAATTTATACGTTACAGAGTGTTTAGGACTCTCTGGGGGCTACTCAGATGCCGTTCTGGAGAAAATTAGTAAGATTGCTAGAGACAATAACATAAATCAAATACTTGTTGAACAAAACTTCGGTGGTGGTATGTTCGCTGAACTCCTCAAACCCTTCCTTATGCGATTCCACCCATGCCAAGTTGAAGACGTTAGAAATAATAAGACCAAAGAATTACGCATAATCGACACCCTAGAACCTGTAATGAACTCTCACAGGCTCATAATTGATCGCAAAGTGATAGAAAAAGACTTCCGTTCTAACCCTCAAGAGACACCAGAAAGAAGACTTAAACTTCAACTTGTCTATCAACTATCACGAATATCTAGACACAGAGGTTCTCTGGTACATGATGACCTCGTTGACTCCCTTGCAGGTGCAGTTGCTTACTGGACAGAATATATGGCTCAAAATGAAGACCTAAATATCTCTAAAAGAAAAGAAGAATTACTTTCAATACACACTGATAATTGGAACTCTTTACTAAACAACACCATTTCTCAAACTGCTATGGGTATGACCCCTCAACAAATAAGAAATACTAACGTATCTGACAAAGGTTTTATCAAGGATTTCTATTAGGGACCACTATAGGAGAAAGAGTAACCTCTACTCACTAAGATTACACTAAGAATACACTTAGGATTGCACTAGGGGAGAGGACCCTTGACCTGCTGCTGCATGGTTCCTACACAAAAAAAATTAGGAACAAAAATTTGAAGGGGTTATACGTATATAAAAAAGAAAAAAATCCCCTAGACCCTTGCAAAAATCACAAAAAGATAGCAACAGATAGTCAAATCCATTGATATAACTAGGATCTTATAATATATCTTATATTATTTAGTGGTATTTCCTAGATTTGGCTTAATTCTCTAGGTCTTTATGTCTTTTTATTATCGATAGACTAGGTATTGTTACAGAATGTTAAGATGAATTTCATTAGTAATACTAAGGGATCATAAGGAAGTTTCTATCGAAGCCTACCAATTGACAACAATATATGTAATGATGTCAATATCGGATTCAAACCGATCAATCAAACCAAACAACAAATCGAATCACACTATGACATCAGCAATTAGACTTGAAAAAAACTACTATGAAATCCCTTGTGAAAATAGAGGATTGATTATTAAAACTAAATACTTAGGGCCAACCGACCACAAGCAATCAAGAATCAAAGCAATTCACAAGAGAGACAGCGAGAGAACATTCTCAAAAACTATTGATTGGGATTATGCTCTTGAGTCTCCTGACAATCATTATGAAGCTGCAAAAGCTTTAATTGATAATTGGGAATTTAAAGAGTATCACCCAAACATGAAAATAGTTTCAATGGGTTGGGATCACGATCATTATTATTTTGTAGTCGTTTAACTGATTCTTTCTAGGTGGGCTTTCTAGCCTACCTTGAAAGGCTCATAAACCTTTCGCTTTTAAACCTTACATTTAGAACCACTATGGAATCTACTAAACAAACTTATGCTGAGTTTTTAAATGAGTCAGAAGTCTTTGCAGATTGGCTCAAACAAATACCTTTTAACTTTGATCTTTGCAGATTAAAAGTTAATGATGATAACTCGGTTACTATGGTATTTAAAAATTCATTAGATACTGATAGGTTCAAACCTATGAAATAAACACCAAAGTCAATCCTTAAATTTCCGTAGCCGAATTTTACTTTGGCTATTTTAGAAATAAATGGGTTGACTTTTCTTTTACTCTTTGGCATACTCACATACAGGTATGCCAAATACCATTAACCAAACTACAGGAGCCACAAGTCTTGACTAGATCAAAAACTGCCACACTTTTTGAGCTTGATTGCATACTGCATAGAGCCGTTAGACTTACCGATAGAAATTTCACTATCTTTCCGCCCTCTGATTCAGAGGGCAATCTTTTAGTAGATGAAACTATTGAGTACTACAAAAAAGAAATCATTAAAACTATTAATCAAATCCAATGAACTTTATGGAAGAGATCAACAAAGAAACTCAGGCCATGCTGAAACAAATCAGCATACGAAAAGCTGAGAAGAAAGCCAACGCAACTAAGCGTATAGCTGAATTAAAAAAACTTATCAAGTTTTGGGAGCAAGACTTATGAAGTGCGAGAAGTGCGGAGGTCTTGAGATCAAAGTTCGTGAAACTATTTATAGAAAAGCTGAACAGACTAAAGGCTTCCGAAATAAAAGCATCACACCTTACGTCTATAGGCGTAGGGTGTGCCTTTCTTGTGGTCATAGATTTACCACAAGAGAATATACAATCCCTGACCTTATCGCCTTTGGTAAACAGGGCTATCTTGAAATGATAGATGACCTAACACCTAACTAACTTAAAGGAGAACCACAATGTTTACAGAAGCAGAACTCAGTTTGATTTGCATACATATTGGCAAGTTGCATACTGAAAAAGTTATTGAACGAATAGAAGTACCAACAGATTTAGTCGAGCTATTGGTAGATACTGTTTACGAATATCAAATGAAGTCAATCAAATGAGAAGAAAAATGCTCAAACTTTCTGAAGCAACTAGAGTTGTATATAAAAGAAGAAAGAACGGAACTAAATCTGCTACTAATTTCTTGATAGGAATGAAGCACAACATCAAAGCACTAGGGGATTTACCAGTAAATAAAATTACTAGACCTTTGGTTAATCAAATGATGGATACCTTAAAACAAGAACACAAAAATAGTAATGCAGTAATCAATCAGAAGATGGGCTACTTGAGAGTCGTACTTCAAGAGATGGAGGAAGACGGATACATTGAGATGATTAAGTTTCCAAAACCTAGACCAACGAAGAACAGCAAGGTTCATTATCTAACTGAAGATATGGAAAAAGAATTGCTTGATTATTTAGTTGAGCATAAATACAAAGCAGTAAAAGATATTATTGAATGTCTTATTGATCTAGGTTGCAGAGTAAATGAATTATTAGGACTTGAAAAAAGATTTGTTGACTTTGACAACAACCAAATCAATTTCAATGATAGAAAGAACGATCAAGCTGTAGCTGTACCCATGACAAATAGAGTAAGAGATAATTTAACTAATCATTGTATTGGTCTAAAAGATTTCGATAAAGTTTTTTTATATAACTACTCTGAACTTAATGCTATATGGCAGAAGGCTAGGAAGGACTTAGGCTATGCCGATAAGAAGTTTTATACCTTACACCTATGCCGACATACCTGTGCATCAAGGCTAGTTCAAAGAGGAGTACCGATACTACTGGTTAAGGATTGGCTAGGGCATGAGGACATAGAGAACACCATGATCTATGCACACTTAGCACCAAAGGCTTTGCACTCTGTAGTGGAGGTGTTAAATGACAGATGAAGAAATGAAGGAATTGATAAGCGAGTACAAAAAGTACAAATCCTTTTTAAAACTTGATGAAAGTTTGAAAAAACAAGGGGTATGGGGTTTTATTTCTACTGAAAATTTACCTTTAGTAATTGAATTTGTAAGAACTTTTGAAGATAAATTTTTGGATATAAAAGATGACAGAACCAAGTAAGAAACAACTAGAGCTAGAGCAAAGTATCTCTAGTATCTCAGCCTATAACAAGATCAGTAAACAAAACAAAAATATAGAGAAGGGCAGGGAGTCCGAGAACTATTATGCTCGCAACATCATAGAGTCAGGACTTCAGAAGTTGAGCAAAGCAATACAAGATCATATAGATGAAAGTCTTAGCGGTAAGGTAGGAGTCAAAGCTGTCTCTGCTTTGTTTCTT